CGGGGATGTGGGCATGAAAATGATTGCGAGCAAGTTCGGGCGCGCCGCCCTATTGGCGTGCGTGCTGGTTGTGCCTTCGATACAGGGGTGTGCGACAAATACTGACCCCCGCGTTGCGGCGGCGGTGGACGACAAGCCCTTCTATACTTGGTTTAACGGCTTGGTGGACCAGATCAAGGCAGACCCGAACTACAAGCGGATGCCCATCGATACGGAAGCCGAGGCGAACCAGTTTATGGTTGAGTTGCACGACGCTTACCGACACCGAATCTCCAAGAATGACTTCGCCGCGCTCCAAAATAGTCGATATCCTAACCATCAGAACGAAGTCTCGTTCATTGTGTCGAGGCTTCCGTAGACGGCGCCGCACCGTCCGGTTTGGCCGTGTCGGCTTGAAATGCCCGCCAGCGAAAGCAGCGGGCTTTTTTGCGTTCCACGAACGCTTTTGTTGCCGGTTTTCTTTGCGGCGACGTTGACGCGACCCACCCGCCCTTGAGGTACTTGATGATTGAACAGCTCGTAAAGATACGAATCGAGAGCCTGGCCGGAGGCCGCGTATTCGCAGGCGTGGCGCCGGCCGACACCGCCACGCCCTACCTGACTTACAGCCAAGTGGGCGGAGGCCGGGACTGGACGCTTGCAGGCCCCAGCGGCGCGGAAAAGGCAACCATCCAGGTCAGCGCTTGGGCAGCTACGCCCGATGAGGCGGCCAGCTTGCTTGAGCAAGCGTTCACACGCTTGAGCGCTGAGGGGCCGGACTTCATGTGCACCAGCACCAAGGATGTGCCCTGGGCCTACGATGAAGCGCAAACCCAGTTCCGCAACGCTTCCATGGAATTCAATTTGATTCGCTGATCCGCATCCGCGGCAGCTACCCCCAAACCCGCCATCCGGCGGGTTTTTTTTTTGGAGCCTCGAATGGCAACGACCAATAAATCGAAGTACGCATTGACCCAAGGCACGAAGTTGGAGGTGTCCACCACGGTCGCCGACGATCTGGCTAATGCCAGTCTGACCTATGCCGACCTGTCGGTCACGATCAAAGACCCGAACTTCCAGGGTGGTCAGACCACCGAAATCGACGTGACGGTTCTGGCTTCCGCCGCCAAGGAATACGCGCTTGGCCTGGACGACAACGGCACGTTCACCATGGCCGGCAACTGGAAGTCCGATGATGCCGCCCAGAAGATTCTGGTGGACGCTCGTGGCGACAAGCAATCGCGCGCTTTCCGCGTGACGTTCTCGGACGGTTCGAAGTTCGAGTTCCTGGGCCTGGTCACGCAGTTCCAGTGGCAATCGCAGCTGGACAACGTTGTGTCGGGCACGTTCAACGTGCGCGTGAACGGCGCGGTCAAGATGACTGACGCGCCGGCCAGCGGAGGCTGATTCCCATGGCATCGGATCGGATTCCGGGCGTCGCGCTGCGGACCCTGGCGGCGAACCCGTTGGCAGGGTTTCGCCATGAAGCGTTGCAGGTTGCCGAGTGGGAGGACGCCAGCGTCATTGTCCGTGCTCCCAGCCCCAGCGACCGGCTCTTTCATGTTCGCGCTATCTGGGACGCCGCTGGCGTCACGCAGGGTGATGAAGAGCTTCTGGTCAAGCAAAAGCTCGATGCTCCCGCCACCGACTACACCCGTGCATCGGCTGCGCTCTTGGTGCGGACGCTCTTTGAGCAATCCGCCGATGGCGCGCGGCGGGTTTTTGCCGATGCTGACGTGGACCAGGTTGCGGCGGCATTCGGGCCGGTCCATGCGCGTCTGGTCGCTAAGTCCATCGAGCTTGGAAACTTGACCGATGAGGGAGCGGACGTCGCAAAAAAGCCCTCAAGGAAACGCCAGACCTCCGTTTCCTAATGGCGCTCGCTCTTCGTCTGGGTAAGACGTTGGGCGAGTTGATGGACGGCATGGACACCTACGAGCTCTCGCTTTGGCGGGAGTTCGATCGGTTGTCACCCATTGGTGACGAGCGTGGCGATCTTCTGAGCGCCACGCTGTCCGCGACGGTGGCGCAAGCCGCTGGCGCAAAGGTCAAAGTGCAGGACATGTTGATCCGCTGGGGCGTAGAGGACGAACCCCAGAACGAAGCCGAAGCCGGCGAAAGTGCACTGAAGACCTTCTTGTTGTCCAAGCTGGCAAAACCCGCCACTTAGTACTCCGGCCCACCGCTTGCGTGGGCCATTTCTATTTTTGGTAAACCATGGCAAATAATCTGCGTGACATCGTTGTCGCAGTCAAGGTGGACACTGCTGCCTATCAGCGCGAAATGAATCGCCTTTCGCGCATGAGCGGCGACTACCTCAAGCTTGTCGAGCAAGGGGGCAAGCGCATTGACGCTGCGTATCAGCGCAATTCGGCCGCCCTGGCCGCTCAGAACGCAAGCGTGGGCGAAGCCACGCAGGTTGTTGCGGTCTATGCGCGGTCGGCCGCCGATGTGTTTTCTTC